GTCAACTCGCCTTGAGCGCCTGTAAAGTTTGCGTGTTCGGCGGTAGTGCCTCTGCGGAGTCTAAGTTGCGTATTGCTCATGTGATGTATTAAATAAGAGTTCCGTATGAAAAGACTACACCGAAGCTTTCGTAGAAGTTGCTACCGTAGTCTAAAAACTGAGTGAGTGTTCCTGTTAAATTCCCGTTATCAATAAAAGCTGTAAGCGCCGCTAGTCCCACGCCATAGTCGTAATTAAACTGAGCCGATGGGGCGATAGTACCGTAGTCATAATCCGTTGGGATCTCGGTAAAAGCGTTGCGATAACCGCGTTCAATCACGATTACTTCGACGCCTAAAGCTGGAGCTGTGGTAAACCTAATGTCGTTTGTACCCGCTACAATCGAGTAATCAGCGGGGTCTTGAACGACGCCATTAAGCGTTACTAGATAAGCGGATGAGTTACTATGGTTCGTTGAGAACGTCAGTACAAAGTCCGTTTGTGAACCGGTTCCTGTAAACTTCGATACACCTGGAGGGTTACCCGTTCCAAGCGATAGTTGATCGGCTACACCCGCCACATACTGTTTATTAACGCCGTCAGTAGCGTTCAACGGATTCCCGACATCAACGAGTCTGTAGCCGTTTACATCGAGGTTTTGATCGAGTGCATTACCCGTAAAGTCTGCGAGAGTAAGCCCGTCTATAGTCGCGTTTAACTCCGCTTTTACCGCGTCATCTTGCGTGTCTACATACGCTTTTGTAGCGGCGTCTTGAGCGTCGGTAGGGTCGGCAAGATTCGTTATCTTATTCTCTTCCGCATCGTAATTCTCACCGCCTTTTTTACTAAGAAGTTCACCACCCGATCCTTCCGCCGCTTCTTGCGACAGATAAAAAGCATGTTGATAACTTAGGTCAAGGTCAGCTTCAGTAAGTACCGAGCCGTCAACGAAGTTTACCAATACGTCTTCAGTCGAGCTATTACGGGCGATCTTAACGGAGTTCCCAGCGGCGACACTACCGGAGTTTATAACGATCGCATTAGTCGGGGAAGTAACGATTGAATACGCCGATGAAGCCAGCTTGACATCTTCGACATAAACGTCGATTAAGACATTACCCTCGTCATCCGATAAGTACGGAAAGGAAAACACAAAGCCATTAGTAACTTGATCCGATGTGGCCGATGAATATTCTACATATGAGTTGGGCATGGTTCTTTGTTATATTATTATCTTTTAATTGCGAATGACAAGCACTACTTCACGAGATCAAGGAGTTCAGGGGCTACAGTTTCCTTCGGAAGATCCTTACCTTCGTATTGAAGTATCTGTAAATCTACATTGTATTCCATCTGTTTTTCAAGAAATGGATACTCTTCGAGCAACTGACCGAAAGCGGCGTTCCTGTAGTTTTCAAATATTGTATTTAAGTTTTCTTTTTGAACTTCATCTAACCCATTACCAGGTCGAGCAATCGTTATTTGTGATAAATCAGGGTTTTCGTAAGCTTCTATAACTGCCTTCTTTATACCGCTTTGGGCATATATTTCTTTCCAACGGTCGTATAAAGATTGATTAGATCCAGGCACTTTTAGTTTTTGCAAATCAATACCTGGTATAGCTCCTTTATCGCCTCCCGCTGGAGGAAACGCATAAGCACCTTGATATTTCATAATAGCCTCAACGGAACGATCACCACGAGATTTGGAAACCGCAAACGGGTTGAAAGCATTAATCTCTCTACGCATTAAACCTCCACCGTATTGAGGCTTTTTTTGACCAAAGGCATCACGAGCTGGATCAAGGGTTTGAACATAACCAGGAATACGATTTAATAAAGTTTCAAACACTCCGTTTACTTCGCGTATATACGGGTCATCTGACCTTCCTAACGAGTTAAGAACTGAGGGAACGGATCGACGCGTAATGTCCTCTAATATAGCAGTCCCATAGTCGTCTTCAGGTTGTACGCGACCACTAACCAACGCATCTAAAAACCCGCCTACAGTCTCAAGATAACTCTTTTGACCGACCGCTCTACTCATCGCAAATCCTACGGTCTGTAAGAAATAAGTCAAATCATTATCTGAGAAATCATTATCTTCCCTTGCTCGCATTAAATCTCCAGCTAAAGCAGTAATAGTCGCCGCAGGGTCAGCCTTTTGAAGACTTATATAAGTATCGCCTAATTGATCGCCTCCACTATCACCCGTTTCCCAATAACGCTCAAGAGCCGATTTATTAAGGGCGTTAGGTAACCATCCTGTAGCTTTCTTATTTTCTAACTCCTTATAGTCTTGAGGGCCACTATTAGTAATGATTTGTTGATCAGCTAAAAATATCGCACTACTCCACAGACCCGCACCTACAATCTGACGACCACGGGCGTTAGCTCTGATCATCGGATTATCACTCATTAACTCCTCGCGAGACCTAGCCCACAAACGACCAATACCAGGTAGTTCAGCAAATTGACTTGTAGTACCACCAAACTCTTTAAAGATATTAACGGGGGTTTTGATGAAAGGTACAACATATTGAGCCATGAAACCTGTAGCGCCACCTTCGGTTCTAAGTTCCTGAACGCCCATTCCCATCGACTCAAACGGGCTATAACCTTTTTTAAGATCCGATTGAAATGTAATACGATCACCAAACTGCCTCAAGTATTCCATCTCGCTGGAAAGCTTAGTAGTCCAATTTTCTTTTGTGTAATTCTTGATGAAATCAACCGCTTCATCGCCGTCAAGACCTTGTTCCTGTGCTTGCCTTACAGCTTCTAACTGAACATCGTTTTGAGTCTTATATCGTTTACCATCTACAAAATAACGAGACATCTTACCTTCGATATAATCAGCCATACCTTCGACAGGGGCTTCGCCTTTAGCTACAAGATCCTTATACTCCTGAGACAATAAAGATTTAACTTGAGACTTAGCAAATAAGTGACGATAGAACTCATCTTGGAACACTAAACCTTTAGGGCCATAAGACATTAACTCGCCAAGGTTTTCAACACCTTCGCCAATAGCTCCGCTTAAACCTGTTTCTTCCATCGAGAACGCCTTACCTCCTACTTTCTCAAAATGAGAATCAAGAGCCATTTGTCCCTTGGAGTTTTTAGCGGCGATCTTGGCGGCTTCCCACGCTTCAGGTAACGCGTGTAAAAGGTTTCTTGCTGTCATTACCGCGTGCTTGGAAGTCTTTAAATCTCCGCCTACTAACGCACCTAAAGCTTGGTTGGATAACGAATAGATTCCCATGAAAGTATTACCGGTAGCTGCTGCTGCTTGAGTAACAGGGCCACTTAAAATATTACTGTACATTACTTCCGTAGTCATGGCTGCAATCTTACCAGCTACACCACGCCGTCTAAGCTCAAGCATACGACCTAATTTACCTGTGTCCCGTAATACACGAAGTTCAGAAGTCAAACCACGCAACGCTTTTAAACCGCCTAGATCGTTTAATTGTTTCTGTAGTTCTTCAGGGGAAATGTCCTTTGAATATTTAACGAGTTGTTTAGTAAGTTTCTCCTCGGTTTTTATGGCGTCTTTTTCCATCTGACTAACAACCGCAGCTAGTTGGTCTCTTGACACTTTCCGACTTTGCAAAAGTTTACCAGCATTACTACCGATAGATCCTGAAGCTTCAGCGAACTCACCAAGTCGGTCAAAGTCTGCCATTATATCGTTAATAACCGCTGGATCGTTAAAATCTAAATCACCACTTAGTTTTTTATTGAATTGTTTAAAAGCATTTAGCGTCATTGAATCAGCTACAACGCTTTTGAAGATCATATCTTCGCCCTCTTTAGCTATTCTCTTAGTATATTTAAGCGGGTCAATGTCAGGGTTAAGTTGCTTACGCAGTTCTATTGATCTTTTGATTAACGACTCACGATCAGTTTTAGGCCCACGCTTTTTAAACCCTTCTTTAACTTGTTCTAAAACCGCAGCCATAGAACGTTGTACGTCTTGTTGGTCGGTAAAAGCCCCGACATTAATTGGCAGTAAATCGGTCTTACCTTCTAAATAATCTAGCAACTCCTCGTCGCTCATCTTCATCCGTTCAAGAGCTTGTAGCTTTTGTTCCTTGGTAAGCTTGGATGGTGGTGTAACTTCGGCTTCAACTTCAGGTTTTACTTCGGGCGCTTCGCCTTCTTTAACCGGTCTTAAAACCGTACCTTCACCGACTTCAGGCTGTTTTTGGTAAGTCTTTACTATCTCCGCCCATTCCTTTTCGGTCTCTTCCTTTTTTGCCTGAGCCTTTGCTCTTAGTTCCTCAAGGTACTTACGGTCTGTACGGGATACTTCAGTTAATTGCTCGGCTAAAGTCTCACGCTCTTTTTGTAACGCCCGACCCATTTCGCCATCACCAAGCTCGGGATTCTTTTTGAGTAAGTCATCAATGGTATTAATACGATCAGCAACATGAGCTTCCATCTGCGTCTGTATCTTTTTAGCTTGTTGTGAACTTACACCAGCACGATTAAACATACCGTGTTCATAACGCCCCATACCCGCGCCTAAACCTGAACCTATCACGCTTGCAAAGCCTACTTCAAACGGGCTTAAAGCTTCCCGCTCACCTTCTGATATGTCAATCAACTGACGACCAAATTCCTCACCGCCAGCCATAAACCCTCCTTCAGCGGCTCTAACCCCCATTAAACCTTTCTTGCCTAACTTGGCAGTCCTAGCGGGGCCGATACCAGGAACAGCAGTAAATGCCCCGTTTAAAGTCGCTTCCTTAAAGCTAGTGTCTTTTTCAGGGTTACGCATTTTCTGTGCGATTGTGTTAGATCCAAACCCTGTAGCAAAGTTTAATAAACCATATCCGATCCAACCTTTCGGCCCAGCTAGTAGCCAAGGACTCGTGGCAATCCCCGTAGCTAATCCTGGCAGGGTCTCCATAGCAATCGCCTTAGACTCTTGCCATAATCCTTTCGCTTCTTCCGTTTCAGGGTCTAAGATGTCTTGACGAGTCCTAGTTGCAGTCGTGTCTAAAACCTCGTCTTGAGGCATGAAATCTTCGGCGGTATAAATTTTATTAGCCATTATTAATCAATATGATTTGCTCGGTAAGCGTCAATAAACTCACCCTTTCCTTGGTAATCGTCTTCTTCAAAACCTATACGATGAAGGACTGAGTTTAAATTCTCAAGCTCCTTGCTTTTGGTTTTAAAACTATCTAATAAATCTTTATCGAAGTAAGATCCCAAATTGAATTGAGCGGTTCTTAACCTTGTCTTTACCATCTCTTCGATCTGCGGTGATATATTGTTGTAAACTTCAGGAGCGCGTTCATCTAACTGCCTATCTAATTCAGGACGAGAAAGTTGACCCATCCCTTGTAATATCAAACGATCACGCTCCTTACGCATTTCATCACGAAATATCTTAGAAGCTAAAGGTCTTAATGTTCCTAATGTATTACCAGGTATTTGTTTCTTAGCGATTCCCGTTATATCTTTTACGATATTAGTCGAGTTATCAACCGTAGCTATCGGTATACCATCCTTAATTGCCTTATCACTAAATCTATTTTCGATAATATCCGAATAATCTCTAACAGGCTGACGACGCATTACATTCGCCTCAAAGTCAGTTTCTTCGCTGTTTGCTTTCAATAAAGCTTTATAATCAGATAGGCTTAACTCTCCGTTATCACGGGCGATATTAATCGCATTTCTCTGATCAATACCTAAGTTTAAATTGCCTTGAATCGCCCCTAATACAACGGAGTCCGTAGCTACGGTATCCACCTTTTGACGGTTATAACTCTTATTAGCTTCTTCCCGTTTTCCTGTTATATACTCTTCGATATTATTAGGTTTTACACCTTTAGCCTTTAACTCGTCCCTAGTCCGACTAGACCAATCCTTAAAGAAGTTTTCAGTAATAGGTTTACCTTCGTTTAAACGCTGTAAAAACTCAGTATCAAACGGAGCTGTAGCATCCTCTAATACTGTGTTATAAGTCGTGACTGCTTGCTGTTGCCAATAAGCTCCCTGACTAATAATGGTACGCTCCAATGCGTTTAATGAATCCTGCATTGTGCTGGTTATAAACTTCGCTCCCTTGTCGTTAATCTTCCAATCTTTAAGCTGTTGGATTTTACGCATCGCTCCAGCGGCGTTTCCACGCTCGGTCATATCCATCAGCATAGGCTGAATCATTTCCTGAAGAACGAACTCACGATTACCTTTGAAAGCACCGGCAGAATCGTTGAACCACTCACGGAACTCAGGCGAGTTAAGATCCGCTTCGTTTTGTTCCCACGCTTTAAACTGATCCTGTGCCATGTTCAACCAATCGGTCTTACCTTGGGCTATAGCTGCGTCTTGTTGCTGTCTTGTAACTGTGTTTACAAACTCGTTTCCAATCGAGTCTAACATCGGAGCAACAGACTCCTTAGCATATTGACTATCAACACCTTGCAAAAACTCAGCAATGCGTTCTTGAGCGACGCCTACAGGATTCTCGCTTTGTAATAGTTCAGGATCTGTAAGTAATTGATTACGAAATTCTTTCGCTTGTACCTTCGCTCTAGCCGCTCTAATACCGAGTAGGAA